GCTAATACAAACGCTAGTTGTACGATAGGTCAAGGTTTTTCTATACCTCAATGGGGTGAAAGAACTGTAGGTGATTTAGTATCTGCACCAAACCCTTCTTTTATTGGAAGTCCAATTAATAATGTATTTTTTTTTAGAAGCAGATTAGGGTTTTTAGCAGGTGATAATGTAATTCTTTCAAGAGTATCAGAGTTCTTTAACTTCTTTCCTGAGACTGTTATTTCTGTTTTAGATAATGAACCTATAGACGTAGCAGCATCACATACAAAAGTTGCTAATTTAAAAAGTGCAGTCACTATGGGAGAAAAACTTATATTATTTAGTGACCAAACCCAATTTGTATTAGCAAGTTCAGCAGAAAATCTTACACCTAAAACAGCTAACATAATAGTTGCAACTGAATTTGAAAGTAGTGCTGCTGCACAACCTGTAGGGTCTGGTACTTCTATTTATTTCTTAACTCAAAAAGGGTCGTTTGCTGGTATTAGAGAATATATAATTCAAGGTGAAAGTCAAGTAAAAGACGCAGCAAACATAACGATCCATGTACCAAGACTAATACCAAGTAATATTTATAAAATGGCAGTATCAAATAATCAGGATATTCTTGTTTTATTAGGTTCAGACAATCCAAATAAATTATATTTATATAGATGGTTATATGGTGCTGATGGACAGAAAGCTTTAAGTAGTTGGTTTACTTACACAATAAATAGTAATAGATCAATTTTAAATATAGATTTTATTGGTACAGATTTAATAACAGTTATTGAAGAAGCTAATAAAGTAACTTTAGAAAAGATACCATTTGAGACTGAATTTACAGAACCTAATGCTACTTTTGAATATCATTTAGATCATAAAGTAACTGAAACAACTACAGGAGTTTCAGTTGCATACAACGCTAGTACTGGATTAAGTACCTTTACAGTGCCTTATAGATTGAGAGCTACTATGAATATTATTGGTCGCTATTTAGCTAGTGGAGAAACAAG